ACAGAGGGTGATAGATGTGATTTGTTAGCACAAGAATATTATGGTGATAATAGTTTATGGTGGTATATAGCATCAGTAAATAATTTAAAATCCAATAATATCAAAGCGGGAACTCAGTTAAGAGTGCCAATTTCAACAGAACAAGCAATCATAAAATAAAATGGGTAAATTTAGTGATAGGGTTTTCGGAGCTAATGTAGACAAGAAAACCATAGACATATTTAATGCTCTACAAAGAGGTCAGTATGAGTTTTCTCCTAGTGAACCTATAACTAATTTACCAGAACATTCTAAATACTTAGGTGAAAAAGCTACATTTGCTAGAATGTGGGTTGCTCTACAAGCAACTGGTAGTGATGCTAAAGATGAAATTTTTTATTATTCTATGAATGATAATAAATTTGATAGTTATGAACCAAATGAATCAATCGCAGGTAAAAGTTATTTTGTGGAAGGTACAAAGAATCCTTATCTAAAACCTAACGCCGGAATAACTTCTATATCATCAAAAACAGAGGGTGATTTAGGTGCTGTAAGAAGAACAACTGTAGAGTTTGTTGTTCATAATAAAAACGACTTTGATAATATTTATTTACCTTTCTTTTTACGACCAGGTGCTACTGTAATAGTTGATTTTGGTTGGGCAGATAAGAGTTTAGAACTTTATGACATAAAAGAGCAGATATCCAATACTGATGTAGAATTAAAACAATTTAAAAAGTTTATTTATGGTGGAGGTGATGCTGGACCTGATGGCGAACATATTTTTACTAACGAAGATGGTGCAAGAATTTATGAACCAAAAGATGAACCAGGAAGAATTGCTTTTGTTACTGATGATACGGACATAAAAACAGATCCTGGTTGGATATATAGACATAGAGGTTTGGTAGATACAAATATTGGTATAGTAACAACATATAATTCTAAAGTAAATCAAAATGGTTCATTTGAATGTAGTGTAGAGTTAGTATCTCAAAATGCTACTATATTAGATAATGAAATATCAAGAGACAATAATTTAAGATTTATATTTGCTAATAAGGTTGAAGATATTTTGATTGAAGCTTTAAGTAACAAAAGTCTTAAAGATCAAGTACCGGATTATGACATGTTAAGTGCTAGAGATAAACAAGGATATATGGAAAATTTTTTTAAATGGGCTCCTGATGCTAAGATTGGTCGGATAGGCAAAGCTGGTATAGAATTGGGTATTTATTTCGAATCTGCTACTCTAAAAAATCAAGAATCTTTATATATTAGTTTTGGTGTATTTAATGATTTATTTTTAAATAATTTTATAGCTAAAAATAAAAATAATGAAGAAAAATACGAAGTTAATTTTAAAATTAATGATTACTATGTAAGATATGAAAGAAACTTATATAGAAGACAAGTTACTATAATGGCTGGTGGTGATGAATTACCTGTTTTCTTATATCCAGTTGATTGGACAGAAAGTAAAGATGCTAAAAAAGATGATAGTAAAAATATTAGTAGTGTTGAAAACCTAGTATTAGGAAACAATCCTTACAAAACTCCTATAATACCTCTCAGAGAAATGTTTATAAGTGTTTCTGTAATAAAAGAAGCATTTAGTAAAAAACAAACTGTTAATGATGCTATAAATTATATTTTAGATGCTGTTAATACCGATTCGTATGGGATATTTGATTTAAAAATGATTGCACCAAATCGTAGTTATTCAGAAATAGGTATACAAGATAATAATCTAATGAATCCAATAGCAGGTGAAGATAGTCTTTTGACTTTTGATGTGACATCTGGTAATGGTGTGGTTACTAATATGGATTATAGTTTTGAAACACCAAAGGGTGACTTACAAAATATGTTAGCAATAGGTAATAAGATCGACCAAAATATATTTGACATAGATAAGCTTGATAAGTTAAATTTTTTAAATGTATTAAAAGATAAAGCTAGGGAAGGTAAATCTGATGCTTTTATTAGAAGCTTACCTGTTTCTGATGTGATTAATATTAAAGATGATGATAAAATAGATAATGATGAAATTGATGTAAGAGTGCCAAAAAATTATTTTAAAGAGAAAGACCAAGTGAAAATGATATCGGCAATTAAAGAGAAGGGTAAGTTTGGTCAACTTATTAATAAATTAAAAACGAAAGCTACACAGATAAAAGCAAAACGTAAGGCAAAAACAAGTGATTATGATAGTACAGAAACTAGAGGTGATATCAAAGGTAAAACTTTAAAGGCAGGTACAGACAGAGACTTTTGGGGTAAGAGAGCAAAATTAACAAATATTTTAAATAATAGTGAGGGAACTATTTCACCTATATTACCAGTAAATTTAACATTAACTGTCTATGGAAATACTTTTCTAAATATAGGAGATGTATTTACAATTAATTTTTTACCTAAATCATATAAAGACAATGTTTATTTTCAGATAATGGGGGTAGAACATAAATTAAGTTCTAAATGGGAAACTACATATCAAACTCAATATAGGGTTAGACCTGAATCTAAACCTGGAGTTCCTGGTGGTGAAGTTGTATTTACAAAAGGGAGAATCGATGCAGAATTAGAAAATGCTGGACAATCTGATGCAGTTAAAGATTCGATGGAAAAAATGGAAATTGTTGATTCAGAGACTCCTACTAAAAAAATGACACAAAAAGACCAAACTAAAGAGGAGCAGAATAAAGAAATGAAAACAAAAGGTGAGATACCAAACATAGTGGAAACAATATTATCAACCGCATCTGTTACATCACCACAACATATAAAAATGGCTTATGCTTGGACACAAACTATTTTAACATATATACATGAGAAACAATCTAAAGATGGTTTTAAGGTTTTATATAGAATAAAGAACAGTTCAGATAGTGAACCATTAATGATTCAATTAGATAAATTGGAAGAATATGATTTATATGTTAATGTTGATGTTGCATATGAAGATAAAGATGACAGTACTTTATATGAAATATATAGAGATACACTATCTGCTGATACAGGAAGATGGCGCGATGCAGGATGGATTAAGGGAATTAATAGTGACCAAGAAATAGCTGATAGTATGTTTGCAACTCAAGCTAAGAAAAAAGACTTTGAATGGTTCATAACTCTTTTAGATACAGGTTGGGGAGGAAAAACTACTGTTGTCCAGGGTAAAAATACAAAAAAGACAATAGACAAAAAAGTCGCCCCTATAATATCAGCAATTCAATGTAAAACTAAAGATATTGGTTCTAATGTAAAAGGTGAAATTTTTGCATCAACACCAATACACCCAAACGGACATGGTTGGATAACTGATTTTATTCCAGCGATAACACTTCCTTCTTGGTTCGTTATTAATGATAAAAGTGACTCTATGGAAGCTTTTAACAAAACACTTTACTCTAATTTTAAAGATATAATAACACCTGAAAAAGATTGGTATCATAAAGAAAGTGAAGATAAATAATACTTGACTTTGTTATATTTTTTTTGTATCTTAACACATGATTAAATTGGTTACTTCTAAGCCTAACTGGTCTAAATCTCATCCGTTAAACGAAATAATCCTGATGTATGATGCGTTAGAACATAAAGTAGTTTATGCTGACCATTATGAGGAACAACTAACGGTAATGTGGTACGATGAAAGTGGACTACTCGTTGATGATTGGAAATCTGCTTGTAATTATCTATTCTCCGATAAAAAAATATATTGTGCTGATATATTGAATTATTGGTTTACAAATAAACCACTCGATCATATTCAATGGGATAACTTTTATGATCAAGATGATTTTACTTATTATTATCCACTAGACAAAATGAAGGAAAAGTTATCTGAATCAGTTCCAAGATATAGAGAATCATATGGAAACCATTTTGAAAAATTTCATAATGATTTTATAAAAGCATTTGGAGATATAGAAATGAATGGTATTGGAGTCAATACAGACTTTACCAAAATATTCGGTGAACATATGTTAAAGTATATTCATAAAAAGAAGATATATCAGAATTATAACTTTTTTACCACCACATCAAGACCATCTAACTCTATACATAATCTTAACTTTGCTGCTCTTACACCTGAAATGAGAAAAGCCTTTTCACCACTTAACGATGTATTCGTGGAATTTGATTTTGAGTCGTATCATCCAAGGTTGATTGCTAAGTTGGTCGAACATGACTTTGGGGATACGTCAGTTTATGAAACATTATCAAGGGACCTTGGTGTTTTACCAGAAGATGCTAAGACTATAACTTTTCAAAGTTTGTATGGTGGTATAAAAGATGATGTATTAAAGAAAAGTCGTTTTTTCAGAAAGGTTAAACATCTAATACAAGTTCTTTATGACGAATATATGACTCGGAATAACATTGAGACACATATTTATAAACGACCAATGAGAAGAGTTAATTTAGGTGATCTAAATGCTCAGAAGTTATTTAATTATTATATACAGGCGTATGAAACTGAACGAAATGTGACCATCTTAAACGAATTACATACATATTTATTAGAGAAGAAAACAAAAATAGTTCATTATAATTACGACAGCTTTTTATTTGATTATTCAAAGGAAGATGGTAAGGAAACCATATATGAGATTCAAAAAATCTTACAACAAGATAATTTTATCGTTCACACAAAAGTTGGAAAAACCTACGGTACTTTAAAAGATTATGAGTTTTGATTTAGGAAAACTTTTTATAGATTGGAGACGAATTGTCCCTAATGGTGTGCCAAATCCTGGTAACGATTATCATTTGGTTTTGTTAAAAGAAATCTGTTTGAAAAGGGCTATAGATATTGATGTCGTAGATAATGTTATTCTAGCATTAGAACAAGATGAAAAAATACCAGACGATACACCAATAAAATATAAGTTAAAAAATAAAAATACTGGTGAGATGGAAGACAAGGAAACCACTTACGGAAGTGCTATAC